TTATTTTTTACTTCATCATCGTCAAACATAGATAGAGGATTTTCATCTTCACGCGCGCGCGTATCTCTCTCTATATTATTAATTTCCTTTCCTTTCCTTTCCTTTTGTTCGTTCTGTTCAACGACCGTTGAAGTTCGTTGAACGACCGTTCGATTTTGTTCCTTTTTTCTACGAGCTTCACCACTTTTAATGCCTGCGAGCCTACGCTGTTCCTGCTTTTTTTCAAATTTACTTCTTCGCTCTTCTTGTCTACGAATTAAACTAGGAGACCAAAAATAATCATCATCACATTCGAGCAATTCAAAATCATTAATTAACGAGTTTACAAACAAAAATGACTTATTTGAACAAAAGAAAGTGCGTTCATTTTCGTTCAACGGTCGTTCATTTTCGTTCAACGGTCGTTCATTTTCGTTCGAAACTCCTAACTCTTTATCGAGAGCAATAAAGGTATATTTTTTAAAAGGCAGTCTATAGTCCTCAGATGAAGCCAGTTTTTCAATTAATTTCCACCACCAGGCATATGAAATAACCCCAAACTCTGACTCCATTGCTACGATTTTAGGATCATTGCTCGCATTAACATCGTGGCTGAAGTAATACACGTCCTTGGCCATTCATCATTCCTCATCTATAAACAAACTATCCTGAGCTCGGTTCCCCATGATAAACTTTACACATTCATCAATTAAATCTTGCACGGAAATAGCGAATGTACGGTCTGCATATTCTACCGGCAACCAATCAGTCTTGAACTTCAGTTCATCAGTTGAGGTTGCATCTTGTATAATGCCTTCAACGCTGACTTTCTCCACCACGTCCTCGATAACGCCATATTTAAACTTGAATTGTCTTACGACAAACGGGATATTAAACTCTTCCAGGAATTCAAAGTTCTTTTTCATAATAGCCTGTAGTCGACTGAATGCTTGCATGAGTTCAGGTCGTGGATCATCTTTAGATTTAATGGTAAAGACATCTGTCAAGCCTGTAGCAGATGGTTTCTGATAGGCGATATTGATATCGTTATCTGTAATTTGAATAGATTTAACAATCATAATGGACTCCTTTCTTGTTCTACGACTACATATTTACCGGTAGCGGCTTCAACAGCTTGTTTAAACATAGCTGCATCGGAGTTTTCATCGGATAAATGAAGCAGTCGAATGTCTTGGCACTTAGTAAGGTCCATAGACTTTAGAAATTTAATAACATTCTCTAACGAAAAATGGGATTGAATTAATCGTTCCATACGTTTCTCATGTAGGCATCCATCGTCAACGCGTTGGTTTAGGATTTCATATGAATGATTACACTCGACCATGATATGATTCACATCTTTAAATGTGTACCGGCAATAATAGGTGTCGGTAATATATAAGAGTTTCTCTTCACCATCGGTAATTAAAAAACCAACATTCGGAACATCATGCTCTAATTCAAATGGTAAGATAGTAAAATTACCAACAGAAAATTGAATCTTAGGCGTTATATAGACCACTTTATGATGTCCGGCAACATAGATAGCCTCAGCCGTGTCTTTTAGCATGTACACGCGATGTCCGAGTTTTAATAAGTCAGAAACGGCCTTGCAATGGTCTCCGTGTTGGTGGGTCACTAATACTCCGCAGAGATGTACAAAATTAAATCGACAATACCGCTGTATGTCTTTAAATGCTAACCCTGCATCTAGTAATAATTCATCTCCATTAGTTGAGGTTTTGATTCGGTAGCAGTTCCCTTTTGAGCTACTACCGAATGCTTGAATACTAATCACAATTAATCACCAAACATATTGACGACTTCGCCTGTTTCAGGATCTACGAATTCATTCGTAGGAGTAGGTTCAATATCAATTACTTCGCTATTAGCATTCTTTTCTATTGTTTCTGCAACTACATCTGCAGTATCAACAACCTTGCCTTCAACATCGATAATTTCATCTGCAGTCTGTAGTCCCATACTAATTTCCGGGGCTGTAGTTCTAATTAACCAAGCTGCTGCCCTGTAGCGTAACATTTGGTCCGGCATCGTTTTCCATTTACTACCTTTTTTATCGTACCAACCTTCTTGCTTTGCTAGTGCGATAGTTACTTCAGGGCCCGCTATAATTTCATCGCTCCCTTTTTCTCGAGTATAAGCGACAATGCCTTGGCTATCGGTTCCTCTTTCTCCAGTTGGTCTATATTTAATAGCTTCAAACCGACCACATTGATTAAACGTGGCAATTAAAAATTTAGAGGACCAACCAGGATTTCCATATACGATATATAAGTTTTGCATCACCATTAATGGGCTAGCGTTCATTCGCGTTGCCATTTCCAAAGCGATAATAGCGTTCCCCATATTCTGTTCCCCTTGAAATTGTTGCGGAACTAGCGTGGAATGTGTAAACATTTTCGCTTGTCGTTGTAGCAATTCAAACCCCTCTGCAGATTGAAAACCAGGTAGATTAGTATTGCTTCTTGTTACTACTTCATTTGCCATTGTGTGCCTCCTATGCTACGTCTTCACATACAGCGTGTATGTTTAATTTAGTTAAAATGCTATGGATTTCTAAGCGCCCTTTTTGCGTCCACTTAGTCGTGATTTTAGAATCTAAGCGACCATCACTTCTGCAGAATGTAAAGGTTTCTGATTTTGTGAAACCTTTAGCCATATGTTGCTTGTACAGAATCCATTGATCACCAACCTTACGTTGTAGACCAGCTTCATGCAAAATTTTATTTAACTCTTGAGCACTAAGGCCATAGTCAGCTGCAATTTGAGTAATCGCTAAACAGGATTTACTTGAGAGAATTTTATCCACGTAATCCTTAACCGGTTTAAACTCCGCAATCTGCTGTTCTTGTTGTGCTACAATTGCTTTCGTTGCATTATGTGATTCTACCTCATCAGCATATGCTCTAAGGGCTTCAGGCAATGTCTGTGGAATCACCATAGAATAAGAACCTGTTTTTCTAATAGCTGGGATTACATCATGCGTAATCCAACGCTTGAATTCTTTGGCTTCAGGTTTTCGACTTGAAAGCACCAGGCTATATAGCCCGTATTCATTTACAGTCAATAAATTCTGATTGCCTCCAGGGGTAGGAATTGAATTCGTACCCTTTTCATCTTCATCTAAACGCCCTACAGCTTTAGATGTATCATTAATGCCTAAACATTCGCATACATCTTTTGCCACAAACCATACTTCATTGTCTAACTCCTGGACTCTAACTTGCCCAAAAGAAATGTTATTGAAAACTTGCAATTCGTCCATATTTACACCTCCTTAACCACTAATTGTGGTTCTGATTCGTCAACGATGAGCTTAATAGTCTGACTATTTACAGGAACAAACTCAGTCACCGCTTCAGCGTTATCAATAAACACCGGAGCATTCACTTTGAAATAGCTAGTTAATGCGTTGATGATATCAAGGCCTACATTAATACGTGCAGCGTTATTCATGCTGCGATACGGAACCCCTTTATAGGTGGTCTCGCAACACTCTTCGATGTTTCCATTGACTAGCACATTAAACATTTTGAAGCGTGCTAATTTGAATCTCGAGTTAATAACATCTTCTAGCATATTGACCTTAGCCTTGATAAACTCATCCATCAGATATGCTGCCTCATCCAACTTTGATTTTTCCGTTGCTAATTCAGCCTGCTGTGTTTCTAGTTCTGCTACACGAGTATCAATCCGTTTAGCCTCTTCGTATTTATTCAATTCAGTTTCAAGGTTAAAGCGGTGTTCTTTCGTTGTAGCAATACGTTTGTCTATGTCTGCAATTTCTTCAGAGTGATCTGTGTTAGATTCATCGAGTTTCATCTGCAACATAAACTCTTCTGCTTTTAAATCAGCATATATAGAATCATCATCAAGCACCGGCGCTGTTAGCGTTCCAATCTCATCAGTTATTGTTTGTTTGACGAGTTCTTTCGCCTTAATAAGGGACTCTAATGTTTCAATAGGCTCTAAGCTGGCATCTCTCTTTTTAATATTCTCAATGTCTTGTTGCTTCAGTTCAATAGACTGATTGATTTCTTCTAATCGCTTAGATTTTCTAAGGTTAAAATTCGTTTCAGCTTTTTCCCGTGCAGCTTGAATTTGCTCTGTAGAAAGTTTTTGTCCGCAGGTCGGGCAAGCCTCATCGATATCCATTACAAATGCATCCTCGTTGACCTGCTGACGTTGATGCATCAGCTCGTCAATAACACTCTCGATACGTTGAATATCCCTATTTGATGTATCAAGGCGATGCTTGGTGCTCTCAACCTTAGAAGATAGATTGTTAAGTTCAGAAACAACCATATTGTATTCATTCGACTTCAATGCAGATTGTTTTTTATATTCCATCTGCAGTTCACTTTCACGAGCCATCAATCGACGTTGTACATCTCTAAGCTCCGCTCTAGTATCAACAACCGCATGTCCATTCACTAATAATGCTTTGTCTGCCTCTAGAATTTCTAGCGTTGTAGTTGCTAAGCTAATCTCCTGAATAAGAACATCTCGAGGAGTATCAATGGTAGGTTTCCCGCGCAAGGCCTCATCAATTCGAACTGGAATCATATCCAGCTCTTTATTGATGGCAGTTTTCTTAGCAGCTACTACCTTCCGATGATCGTCTACGCTATGACCTGATAAGATATCAGTCAATGCTTTTAGTTCACTATATTCTGCAATAACATCCTCATCTGATATATCTCCGCACATCTCAAGTAATAGCTTTCTGCGGTTCTGCCAGGAATATGTTTCATTGAAGTACAACGGATTAGTAATTAATTTGAAAATATTTTCATCAACTAATGAATTTACAATTTCCTTATATTCCTTTTCTTTTTTAGGAACGCCATCAACAAAGTAGTCTGTCGTATGACCTGTCATAGTTACTTCACCACCACGAGGGGATGAGTACTTCTCCCGGTACACACGCTTTAATTCAACAGTGCCCCCTTCATCCAATGTAAAAGTGCCTGTGACTTCGTGATTAACCTTATGGACAGGCTCGCCCATATCCAATGTTTTGATTTCAAAATCGGCTCTGTCTAAGCTATCCTTACCAAATAACAACCAACATACAGAGTCAAATACAGTCGTCTTGCCGGTAGCATTATCCCCACGGATAATAACATCACCGTTGAAATTTATAGTAAAGGCTTTCAAGCCTTTAAAATTTAGTAATTCTAATTTTGTGAGTTTCATAGTGATCTCCTATACAACATTAGCGTCCACATCAATGGTATGAGGTTCAATCTTCAAACGATTGGCCCATTTCATCACTGTAGAGTGAATTTTATTGTCTTTTTTTAGTTGTGCATTCGCGAATAACTTCGCTTGTACTAAATGATTAAATTTAGGTTGACCCTTTTTAACCTTATTACCAGTGGCTAACTCTAGGCATGCAATAGGATTCATGTCATCATCCGTGACAACCACAATTGCTGCTTGCCCTTGAATGACACGGTCACGATATGAACCTACACAGTTCTTCAATCGCTTTCCATATGTCATTAAATCAGCTGCAGTTTTTGGGACCATAAAGTGCATCCCATTCATATCTGCTTGTAATTGAGGTTGAGCAGGCAATATTACATCTCCATATTCCTGCTTGTTGAATATGTTGATTACTTCGTCATGGAAGTTCTTCAACTTGAATCGTTTCTTCCATAATGCCTCTTGATATTTGGGCTCGAGTTTTGCGTGCATATCCACACAATCTTCTATAACACGAATGTCCTCACCTAATAGCCAACGTAATATGGTAGGTTCACCGCACCGGTTAATTAGTTGTTGCCACATAAACGTTGCATGTGGGCTTTTTAGCTTCATCGCCTTACGTACATCATTAGCATTGTGGGCCTTACCAAAATATAGGTCCGTACCTTCATGCCTACTACGCTGTAATGTGAGTATAGTGCGTCTACAATTCTCATCGTTAAAAAGATTAAGGACATCAGACATGTATACGCTTAATGGATCATCAACCATACGCTTCCGTAAGGCTCTACTGTTAGGAGCCTTATATGATTGTCTGAGCGCTGCTTGAAAGTTCATACCTTTTCTTGTAGCCCCTAGCACATCGTCATCAAATGGGATATTTGTATATCGATATAAGCAGTAAGCATTGGTCCAATACACATATTGTTTCATTAAGCTAACAATGCTAGGCATATCAGGTGCCGATAGCTTCAGAATCATATTGAGTAGCATTGTAAAATGGTAGCCGTTTTCTTCCGTAGCGCCTGGTGCTACATATACATCCTTTGTTCCATATCCGTAAGTTTCCTTCAATCGTTTTTCAAACATTAGCCGTAACGCCTTGAATGTTTTGTTTAAATACTTCCGGTTGAAATCTGTCATGGCGTATGAATCGCCAAAGAACTTCAGTACCGGCATAATATCGTTCTCACGAATATAGTCAACAGTCAGTTCATGATGAATTCTAAACCTATCAATAAATGTAGCCTTACGTTTCTTAAAGTCGAATCGCAATGTTTCTGTACACATCCCTAAGTCATTTTTTCTGCCATCAAAGAAAAGCTGGATAGCTTGATATCGAATCTTCAAATCTAGGAAGTGCTTATAATTGATAACTTCAACATAAGCCGATACAGGATATACGCTCTCATCATTTATAGAGAAGTAAATTTTATGATCATAAGGATTAGAAGATGCTCGACAATTTGGACAGGTATAGTATTTCGAACCGGTAACATATCCATTCTGATATGAATATCTACGTTGCCAGCTGCCTCCAAACGTAAATCCACAATCGATATGGTGTATAGTTGTATATTCCGCACCGTAAGGAGCCTCTAGAATTACACTATCGAACATTTTGTGAATATAGGTACTGGATACAATCTCCACAGTGAATACCCCCTTTAATCACCAAACATAGCGAATAGGTCTTCTGCTTCCTTCTCTTCAACAGGTGCAGGCTCTACTTCTATCACTGGCTTTGGTTCTTCTTTAGGCTTAGACTTTTTAGCCGTAGTCTTTGCTTTCTTGCTTTTAGTTTCAGCTTCCTCCGCTTTAGGCTCTTCCTTTTGCTTTTTAGTAGGTTCTACGATTTCACAAGCCTTTACAATAGCATTGGACGCTTTCATGACACCTTCTGTATACGCTATACCTGCTTGGTATTCTTCAGCATTACCAGTGTCAAGCTCGATTGCTTTATGTAATATATCCAGCGCTTTTTTACAAATATCCGCTTGAGCTTTAAATTGTTGTTTAGGCATATTATTCCTCCCCTGCCATTGCGGACTTCAAATCAGTAATAATATCATCTGTCAAAGAGTCACTAGATGGACGAGTAACACCGTGCTTGCCAAAAATTGCAAGTGCTTTTTTTGCTTTTACGCCGTCCTCACCCATCCATTCACGGAATTCTTTATAGAATGCTTTTTTATCTACCGGTTCATCAGTCACATCTAATACTGCATCCTGTTCCGGCGTTTCAATAGTAGCTGGTTCCTCAGGTGTTTCAGCAGGAGCAGGTTCTACAACCGATTCTGTTACCGGCTCAACCTTTTCTTCTTTTTTAATTTTTGTTGGCTTACCTTCGAAATCTGTTACAGGAACATTATCTGCAGGCGCTGGCACTTCATTTTCTAAGATTTCTACCTTACAACCTTCAGCTTCAAGTTGATTTATACCTTCTGCAATCTTTTTACTACTCTTTTGAATTGCTTTCTTGAATGTATCCTCGAGTTTACTTTCTGCTAGTTCAAGACTGGTGCCTGACGTTACTTTAACAATTGGCTTTCCCGACATACATTGGCCTTGGCATTGATGATTTAATCGTTCATTCCAATCTGCTACTTGCACTGCTAGATCATCCAATGTATTAAATTTAATAGTTAAGATATTTTGATTTTCCATGATTTAATCTCCTTTAGAATCGAAATATTAGTTCTCCATCAACTAGTTGACCTTCTACAACTTTTGGCATTCCTAGTTTTATCAACTTATCAATGACAGCTCGCTTTTGAGTAATAAAAATGCATCTGCGTTCAATCTGACTCGCCGTCGGTTTAATCACAAATGGTTCGGTCTCCACTGCAGGGGATACACATATTACTCTGTTGTTAATATCAATACCGACCTTGAAATACTCTGGGCCTTTAATTTTCCGATAGGCCATCATTGATAGTTTGATATAGCTCTTACATGTAACAATAGCAACTTTCATAGCTCTATCATGTTTACCGTTATGTTTTTTAAAGAAGCTAAAATCAAATGTATTTATAGCTGGTTTTGATTTTTTCTTTGCTACAAGTTCAGGCATGATACCTCCTTTTTAGTAACGACTTAATGTGTTACAATTAACTTGGTTATTTAACTAGAGCTCGTATCTCATTGCCGTGAGTACGGGCTTTTTTACATTTATTTTTAATGTGTTCGTCATGGCATCTCTTACACACCCTAATAGCTTTTCGATTTACTTCATCGAATATATAGCTATAGGGAATAATACGTACACCACATTTCGCGCAATTAACACGCTTCATCTATCACCTCCATAAATGGCTACATATACAAGCATTGCTACCGCTAATAGGAACATAGACACCATTGCTAAATCAGGAATAGCAAATCCTTGGACGTCTGAACCTTCTAGTAGAGCCCCCATTAATACAGCAACTACAATAATTAACTTATTCATCTTTCACTCTCCTATTCTTGCCTGGCATCGTTTCGCTAGCCAGGCATTAAACGAATCTAAATGAATTAAGCGTTTACCACCACGCTGTCCGATTTTCATGGACGGAAAATCAAAGTCTTCCGCCCATTGGCGAATCACTGCAGGTGCAACGCTAGCCAGTTCTGCGGCCTCATCAACTGTGACGCAGAGTTTATTTCTATTCACGGATATCTCCTTTCGACACAATAAATACTTTTGATATAATCACCTTGAAAGGAGGTGATTATTATGGAAATGATAAATGTATCATCTTCAAATGTTTCCGCCATTGGCTATGAAGATGGCATCATTCAAGTGCGGTTCAAAAATGGATCCGTATACCAATACTTCAGCTGTAGTGAAAGTTTATTTCAATCTTTTTTGAATGCATCTTCAAAAGGGAGATTTGTGCATCAGTATTTAGTCCATAAACCACAACGTAAAATTAGATGACTAATCATCTATCGGCACGCCAATTTCGGTATTGCACACATTCACAAAAGTGTCTGTCACCAATATCGTCGTATGCGGTGTGCCGTTTTTTCTTACCCATTCCACTAATGGTCTAGCTGCTAATGCTAGTTCTTCGCGTTCTTTTGTAATGCGATCTTTTACTGCTTTCATTTAGTGTCTCCTCTCTACCGCCATTAACTTTGTTGACGGATTAAAACCCACGTCCAGCAACTACAATAATCAAAATTCCTGTTAATACGAGCCCTACAATATATCCGATGACAAACTCCATATTTTCATCTCCCATCTTTCATTCACTAAAAGGCTACTTATACTTAGGAGTTAATACAGCAATATAATGCGGCGCCGGTTCAACATCATCAGCAGTAATAACGGCGACTACTGTATCGTCATCTTCGTTTTTAATAACTATTTTTGTAAACATATCAGTATTCAGTATTGTATTTTCTGTCATGATAATCTCCTTTCGACACAATAAATACTTTTGATATAATCACCTTGAAAGGAGGTGATTATATGCAAGCGACTATCAAATTAAAGGATGGCGAATATATCGGAATTGATAACTTACAACTCATACGCCAACATGAGTCTACCTACGTAAAAGCAATTGATATTACTGATTTTGAAAACTTTAAGCTATATCAAACGCAATATACTTTTATTGGTAATACAATCCATCTGTTACATTCCGATGATATTGTGTATATTTCCTTTAAAAAATAATTAGCGTAAGACTAGATTAAGAGTGCACTCACAAGTGTGCTCTTTTTCTAATTCATCTATAAGCTTTACAATTTCCTTGAGTTGTTCTTTGGTACTTGTCTCTGCATTAATAACGACAGTCATTTTGTTTACATCTCCTATTAACTCTACCTTAGACAACGGTTTAACCGTAATCAACTATAAAAAAATAATATCATCATAAGCTACATTAAACACTTCCTGTATCCTTTGAATGTGCAGAACATCAGGGAATGAACGTTTACGCTCCCAATTCCCCCATGTATCTACAGATACTCCAATTTGTTGTGCTGCTGTTACTTGAGACCAATTTTTTGACGCTCGTAACATTTTGAGTGTGTACTTCATAGAATCCCTCCTTCCTTTTGTAACAATCCCTTGTTTACTATCATCATTTTACTACGGTTTATCCGTAATGTCCATAAAACAAACATAAATTATCGTAAAATTTCCGTAAAATATTGATTTTATTACGAATTTATCGTAATATATAGGTGTATTAATTGATATATTGCAATATAAGAGGTTTTTATGAGTGATTTAGGTAACAAGGCTATTATGGCTGAAAACATCCAACGCTTAATGGATAGTCGAGGAATCGATAGAAATAAAATATGTTCTGACTTAGGCTTTAAATACACTACCTTTACCGATTGGGTAAAAGGAAATACTTATCCAAGGATAGATAAAATTGAGATGATGGCCAATTATTTTGGTGTAAATAAATCTGAATTAGTAGAAAAACATGTAGAGGGTGGATATTATACAAATGCAGAAGCCGCCGAATTCGCGGAATACTTACGCACACGTCCAGGGGCACGCATGCTTTTTTCTGCTGCAAAAGATATGTCTAAAGAGGAGATGGAAGAAACAGTCAAATACATAGAATTCTTAAAATCTAAACACAAGTAATACACACAAGGGAGAGTGTTATCGTTGGTTGTAAATTTGATTTACTGCGACTTACCACATGCCAATGCTGTGTCAGAGGAATGTGAAGATGTAGATACTCATAACATCTACATAAATAAAAACCTCCCTCATGATCGCATGAGAGAGGAAATTAAGCATGAATTAATGCATATTATTAACGACGACTTCTATTTAGACCAACACGTCAATCTAGTTGAGCAAATGGTCCGTCGGACAAGCATCGATGATGCGGAGTTGGAGAACATAGATTTCTACCACCATTACGTATCAGTATTATAAAAAAGGGAGATGTTAACATGAAAAAGACTTTATTAATTACTACTATGCTTGCCTTAGTTACGGTTACGGGGCTCGCTAGAACTGAGGTATCTCACGATGAATTTAAGGCCTTAGACGGCCCTAAGGTACTAGTACATTACGATGATGGGAGCACCGAATTACTAGATGAGCAGGAATATCTTGAACGTACTATCAGTATGACAAAAGAACAGGCGGACGATTTACACAAAGTCGATGAAGGTACTAAGAACGCGTTGGCAAAATGGCAAGCTGATAGTGAAATACACCGAACTTCTGAAGAGGTTCAACAAGAACCACCTAAAAAGGAAAAGAAAAAGCACTGGTATGACAATGTACTAGATTCTGTATTTTAGGTAAAAAAATAAGCCCCCACCGCAGTGGGGACTACTAAAAACTACATACCTAGCCTTAGAGAAAAGGTACTTCATTTTTACTCCAATAACATTATACCACAAAACCTCTAAGGCTTATTTATTATACCCAAATTTAGACCTAGGAGGTTATTTTTATGGCAAAAAAGAGAGCTGATGGACGATACCAGGTATCAAAAACCATCAACGGTAAACGTAAGTTCTTTTATGGCACCACTAGGAAAGCAGCCATAGAAGCTATGGAAAAATATATAAATACCAATCAATCATGTGCTAATTTCGATGATACTATTTCATTAAACACCTGGATTAATATATGGTTACAACTAAAGGAAAAGACTATAACACCTGCCACATATCAAAGTTATACTGGTATTATCAATCGTTACATAAGAGATAAAATCGGTGGCGTAAAATTAGCCGAAATTAAACCTAATACATTACGTTATGTCTTTGAATCTATGGATGGATTATCATCAAGGACTATATCCTACACCATGACAATTCTAGGATCAATATTAGAGCAGGCAGTAAAAGATGATATTATTCCTAAAAACTACATGAAAAACATAGACCGGCCAAAGCAGGTTAAAGTTCGGCACATGGTAACGCTATCTGCAGATGAGGTTAAAAACTTCTTATCCAATATCTCTAATGTAGAACATCATGCACTCTTTAAATTAGCATTTGCAACAGGTATGCGGCGGTCTGAATTATTAGGATTGCGATGGTCTGATATCGATTTCAAGAAATCAACTATATCCATTTCACAAACAGCACTCAAAATCGGATCTACTGCAGTTATATCCAATACAACCAAGACCACATCCTCAAAACGGATAATTGCCATTGATACGGAAACACTCCAGGAGCTTATGAAGCATAAAACGGTCATAGACAAGCGTAGAATTAAAACAATGAACTGGATTAATAATAACCTTGTATTTCCTGGTATAAAAGGCGGTCCTCGTTGTCCTGATGAAGTCAGCAAGCTATGTAAGAAATACGCCAATTTAATCGGTAAGCCTTCTTTTACTATGCATGGTACTAGACATACCCACGCCACCCTTCTCATTGAAAATGGGGCAAATATGAAAGCCATACAGG